AACACCAACAGTTTACGATTGGAACGGCACAGCTTGGGTGTCCGCATAGGAGGACACAATGCCAAGAAATAAATCTGGCTCAGCAAACGGTGGAGTAATCGGAAAAAGCAATAAAGCTTCGTTTGGAAAAAATACTATCACAACTAAAACATCATCAGGAGATATAACTTTACAACCAGGAACTAGAGTAGTTTCTACTTTAATAGTTTCTGGAGGTGCAGGCGGTGGTTCACAAGACGCTGGTGGCGGTGGAGCTGGCGGTGCAAAAATAGTTGAAACAAATGTTTGTGGAACAGTAACAGCAACAATTGGTGCTGGTGGTACAGCAGGAAGTAGTAATGCTTTAGGTGGTGATGGAAATGCTTCATCTTTAGGATGTGAGTCTACCACTGGTGGTGGAGGTGGTGCTAGTGATGGAGGACCACGACAAGGTAAAGCAGGTGGATCAGGTGGTGGAGGTTCAGGCTCAGGACCTGGACCTGGTGGAGTTCTTCCAGGAGGACCTGCAGTTTGTGGTGAAGGAAATGCAGGTGGAGCTGGTGGTGGTAGAACAAGTGGTAGCAATGAAGCTGGTGGCGGTGGTGGTGGAGCTGGGGCCGTAGGAGCTGCTGGTACTGCAGGTTGTGGTGGAAATGGTGGAGCAGGATCAGATTTTAGTCCAACTTTTCCAGGAACACCTAACTGTGGTGTGTATGCTGGAGGCGGCGGTGGTGGTGCAGGTTCAGGCTCTGGAGGATCAGGTGGACCTGGAGGTGGTGGAGCTGGAAGCGTCGTAGCTTGTGGAACTGCAACTTCAGGATCAGCTAACACTGGAGGTGGCGGTGGTGGCGGTGGTGGTAACCAATTGTCTACTGGTGGAGCAGGTGGTTCAGGAATAGTAGTCGTAAAAGAATTAAACAAAGCAAGTGGTGTGTGGTCAA